AGATGATGGGTATTTCTGCGATTAGATCTTCAACTCCTTCCGCCTGTCGCGTTAAGATTAAGGAAGCAATCGACATCATCATCAATAAATCGCAGGATGACTTGCATGTGTTTATTGAGAAGTTTCGCAAGGAGTTTAAGACGCTGCCTATTGAAGATATTGCGTTTCCTCGTAGCGTGAATGGTCTAAAGGAATATTCAGATGAGAACAACATCTATCTGAAAGGCACACCGATTCATGTGAAGGGTGCACTAGTTTATAATCACTTGCTGAAGAAGATGAACCTGACTAAACGATACCAGTTAATCAAAGAAGGCGAGAAGATTAAGTTTATCTATCTCAAACAACCTAATCCGTACAATAACAATACTCTTGCATTTTTATCTGGTTTGCCGAAACAGTTAGAGGCTGAGCAGTACATTGATTATGATCTTCAGTTCGAGAAGTCATTTCTTGAGCCTTTGGATATCATTCTTTCTACGATAAATTGGCACACTGAAAAAATCGACACACTAGATTGCTTTTTCGTGTAAAATACTATACAATACATATATCGTCAACAAGGAGACCGCTAATGAGCCTGTTAGATAAACTCAAGAAAAATACAACTATCAAGGATACTGCTATTCTTGCGAAGTCAATCTTCTTTGAAGAAAAGGATATGGTGCAGACCAGCATTCCTGCTGTTAACATTGCCCTTTCTGGTTCAATTGACGGTGGTTTTACTCCTGGTCTCACAATGTGGGCTGGTCCGTCAAAGCACTTCAAGACTGCGTTCAGTTTGATTATGGCGAAAGCCTATCAGGACAAGTATCCTGATGCTGTTGTTCTTTTCTATGACTCCGAGTTTGGTACTCCGCAGTCTTACTTCCAAAACTTCGGGATTGATAAAGAGCGCGTGATTCACACTCCAATCACCGATGTCGAGCAACTGAAGTTTGATATCATGGCTCAGTTGAGTCAGATCGAGCGTGGCGAGCGCGTCATGATTCTCATTGATTCGATTGGTAATCTTGCTTCGAAGAAAGAAGTCGAGGATGCTCTTGACCAAAAGTCTGTTGGTGATATGACTCGAGCGAAGCAGATTAAGTCGCTGTTCCGTATGGTCACGCCGCATCTCACGATGAAGGATATCCCGATGGTTGTTGTCAACCACACCTATATGGAAATCGGCATGTTTCCTAAAGCGATCGTTGGTGGTGGCACAGGCTCATACTATTCTGCAGATAACATCTTTATCCTTGGTCGTCAACAAGAAAAGGATGGCGCAGATTTAATTGGATACAACTATATCATCAATGTCGAAAAGTCTCGTTATGTTCGCGAGAAGTCGAAAGTTCCTGTGACTGTTCGATTTGATGGCGGTATCTCAAAGTACAGCGGTCTCCTAGAGATGGCTCTAGAATCTGGTCATGTAACCAAGCCGAAGAATGGCTGGTACGCAAAGGTCAACACCCAAACTGGTGAAGTTGAAGGTAAGAACTGGCGTGAATCCGAGACCGAGTGCGAAGAGTTCTGGGATTCTATTCTCGGAAATGTGACATTCAAGGATTGGATTCGTGAAAACTACTCCTTCGGTTCGGCTGTAACTGCACCCGAGGACGAAGATGTTTAACGAACTACTAGCGAAAATCCAGTTCTGGAGAGCGAAGAACTTAAAGTTAGGCGAAGATTATGACTTCTTTTTAGATCTTTCTAATCACGAAGCACTTGCAATTAAAATCTTGAAGAAGTATCCTGGAGTCATCATTGAGTATACAAATATTCATATGTCTACCGATACAAATATGTCGTATGATTTGACTGTAATTGCAAATCCAAATCTTCACGATACTAATTCCAAGAAGTTTCAAGACTTTACTATGAAGATATTTCGTAGTATACTTCTAGGGTCCATTGAACATATTGAAAAGGATAAGAATGAAAACCGAAACACTGATACTGTCGAATCTGATTCGGAACGAAGCATTCATGAGGAAGTCGTTGCCGTTTCTGAAGAGCGAGTATCTGACCGAAAGCCACGAAAGAAAACTGTTCGAAGAAACAAAACAGTTCGTTCTGAAGTACAACAGTCTACCTCCGATAGCAGCGATTGAGATTGCTCTTAAAGAGTCAACCAAACTCACTGAAGTTGAATTAAATAAGTCACTTGAACTGCTAAAGGAGATAGCGGGTGACAAATCAGAACAACAACTGGGCTGGCTACTTGATACAACGGAAAAATTCTGTCAAGAAAAGGCGATTTACAATGCCATCATGGATTCCATTCAGATCTTGGATAACAAAGATCCAAACAGGGGCAAAGGAAGTATTCCTACTCTGCTTTCTGATGCTTTGGGGGTTAGTTTCGATCCTCACATTGGTCATGACTTTTTGGATAATTACGCTGATCGGTATGATTTCTATCATCGTATCGAGAAAAGAATCCCATTTGATCTTGAATACTTCAACAAAATCACTAAAGGCGGACTTCCGCAGAAAACCCTCAATATTGCTCTTGCAGGTACTGGTGTCGGTAAGTCTCTTTTCATGTGTCATGTGGCTGCTTCTTGCCTGACACAGAACTATAATGTTCTTTATATCACGCTAGAAATGGCTGAAGAAAAGATTGCAGAAAGAATCGATGCTAATCTGATGAATGTATCCATGGACGATCTCATGAACATGCCGAAAGACATGTATGAGAAGCGCATGGGTAAACTCAAGGAAAAGGTCAAGGGCAAGTTGATCATTAAGGAATATCCTACTGCCTCTGCCAACCCTGCTCACTTCCGCGCATTGCTGAATGACTTGGCTTTGAAGAAGAACTTTAAGCCAGACATTATCTTCGTTGACTATCTAAATATCTGTGCGTCTGCAAGAATTAAAGCTGGCGCGAATGTAAACAGTTATACTTACATCAAGGCAATCGCTGAAGAACTGCGTGGTCTTGCAGTAGAAAATAATGTTCCGATTGTCTCTGCTACTCAGACGACTCGATCTGGATTCAGTAACTCAGATCCTGGACTTGAAGATACTTCTGAATCGTTTGGTTTGCCAGCCACTGCTGACTTCATGTTTGCGTTGGTGAGCACTGAAGAACTACAGCAATTGAATCAACTGCTTGTGAAACAGTTGAAGAATCGCTATAACGATCCTAACCTCCACAAGCGATTTACTATTGGAGTTGATAGAGCCAAGATGAAACTGTATGACCTTGAGCAGAAAGCCCAAGATGCTGTGATGCAGGAAACTGAGCAGAAACCGAAATTTGGTTCTAAGAATGACAAATTCAAGAATCTAAAGGTATGAAGTTAGATAAGATAGAAAAGAAAGTAAACAAACTCATCCCGTCATGGGTGGGTCAAAAACATATTCCTTCTATCATTCGGCAATTGAACAACACCTTCTCGAAGTCTATAATCTACTTTTCTTCCGAAAGGTATACAGATAAATTCTACAAAGACCACTCGGTGATAGTTTCTGGGCAGTACTGTCCTAGGATTCTGTCTGCGATTCCCGAGAACATTCAGATAATCTTGGCATTTCCGAAAGAATCTAAGAAAGCAATCATAAGCACAAAGTGCGCTAATAATCTTGCGATTAAAATTATTCGTGCAATACACCATGAGTATCGCCACAAGCATCAACAGCGTGGGCGCGGGTATGTGTACACGAAGCAGTACAATACAAAGAAAGGCGAGAAAGACAGATTACGATTACACTATTATGGTAATCCTGATGAGATTGATGCCCATGCTTATGAAACCCAGGCTGAGAAACTAGATATAAATAGATTACGGATTGCTCACAGAATAGACTGGCGTGAGTCGGAAGCAGTGTTCATGTATCGTAAACACTTCCGTAAAAGAGATCCTAAGATCTGGCAAAGGTTTTTGAAAAAGGTTTATAAGAACAATGGCAGCCACAATAGCAAAAAAAGCATTGACACCAACAGGACTAGGATTTAATAGCGTTTCTCAGTACACAGCGCAGAAAATGTACAGTGACGCTACACAAAAAATACAAAAGTTAAAAGTAACACCAGCAGTCAAAGAGGCATGCCTTAATATCCTTAATTTTTCTATGAAGGGAAAAGAATCTTTTCCTAAAATGTTTAAAGGAGTTTCTACAGAAGATATTGGAATTATTACTAGCGACTTCGGCGAAATTTCTGGATCAATTTATTTGATGAAGAAATTTCCACAAAAATACAAAGCAGTTCGATTCCCATCAGCAAATGAAAAATTGATAGATTTTATCTTGGTTGCACCAGATGGATCCGAAGAAAAGTTTTCATCAAAGGCTGGGCAAGGTGGTAAACCGTCGATTACTTCAGTTATGCCGATTATCGAACAAAAAATGAAAGGCGGCAAACTTAATAGCAGATTTAAAAAAGCCGCAAAAGTTTTATCAATTTTATCTTCTGACGAAAAAGATGCGTTATATTGGGGACCATTAAAGGCTGCGCAATTTCTAGATACACCAGGATATGATGGTTTGATGAAAACATTAAAAAAATTGAAAGTCGGTGGTGTTGATGTTGCTAAACCACCAGTTTCAATGCAACTAGATGAGGCAGTTGGTAACGCTGGCTCATTTAAAAATTGTATGGTGCAATTTAAAGATTTTTTTGCTGCGTCAAAATATACTGAAATAAATTTAGAAGTCACGAAACGATTGATTGAGAACCCAAGACCTGGTAAAGAAAAGAGATGGGGAATATTACACTATCCTATAACAGCAGAATTGATTAGATGGCTAAACGACGATAAGAATAATGCTAAAGAATTACTCACCATGGCAGCGAAAGAGTTATCGGTGACGCAGATATATATGGATGTATATGCGAATGAAGTGAAGTATACAGTTAAGGAATTTAAAGAGGCAACTTTTAAATTTGGTTCACCGAGTAGTGCACCTAGACCGACAAATAATAGAATCGGTTTTACTATGAAAAAATGAGGCTTTATGACTACATTTGTAACTGGTGGTTTGGGATTTATTGGTTCTAACTTTGTTATCTCTCATCTGAAGCGATATCCTTCAGACGAGATTATTGTGCTGGATAATTTTTCTTATTCAGCAGACATCAATAACCTCAAGGATGTCATCTCCGATTGGAGACTGACCATCAAAAATGTCGACATCTGCGACATGGAAAAACTTGAGGAAATGTATGCAACTTTCACTCCTGAGGTGACCTTCCATTTTGCGGCTGAGTCTCATGTTGATAATTCTATTAACAGTGACGATGCCTTTCTTAGCACCAATATTAACGGCACTCATAACATCCTGAAGTGCATCAAGAAATATGGAGGCAAGTTAGTCCATGTTTCTACTGATGAGGTCTTTGGTTCTTTATCTCATGACGATCCTCCGTTTAATGAGAACACACCATACGATCCTCGCAATCCATACTCGGCGACCAAAGCAGCCAGCGACCATCTAGTTCGCGCTTATGTGAACACGCACAAGATTGATGCAGTTGTTACCAATTGTTCTAACAACTATGGTCCTCGGCAGAATCAGGAAAAATTTATTCCGACAGTAATTCGTCATATTCAAAACAACACACCAGTGCCAGTCTATGGTAAAGGTCTGAATATTCGTGACTGGTTGTTTGTTGAAGACCACTGTGATGCACTATTAACTATCGGTGAAAACTTTAAGTCTGGCGAGCGATACAATATCGGCGGGGGATTTGAAGCGACCAATATTGAGATGGTCAGTATGATTTTAGATATTATGGGTAAGAACATGTTGCAGACTTGGATTAATTTTGTGTCTGACCGAAAGGGACATGATTTGCGTTATTCAATGGATTCAGGTAAAATACTCAAAGAGTTAGGGTGGAGAGCCAAGACGCCGATTGCTCTTGGGCTAGAAAAAACTTTGGAGTGGTACTCATGAGAAAAGGAATTATTCTTGCTGGCGGATTAGGTACTCGCCTATATCCATGCACGGCTGTCTTATCAAAGCAGTTATTGCCAGTTTATGATAAACCAATGATCTACTATCCATTGTCGACATTGATGATGGCTGGAATCAGAGATATCATGATCATCACCAGCCCCGAGGATAATGCTCAGTTTCAGCGGCTGCTTGGTGATGGCTCACAGTGGGGATTAATCATCTCTTATGCAGTCCAGCCAGAACCAAAAGGTATCGCTGAATGTTTCCGTATTGCTGAGAAGTGGATTGGTCATCATGATGTTGCTCTAATTCTTGGCGATAATATCTTTTATGGTAACGATCTCATTAACCGATTCAGTTACGCTAATTGGTCGAGTGCTGGCTGCACACTCTTCGCGTATCATGTACATGACCCCGAAAGATTCGGTGTGATTGAGTTCAACGATAACGGCGATCCGATTGATGTGCACGAAAAACCACAATCTCCGCCGAGCAACTATGCGGTGACTGGTCTGTATTTCTACGACAACAAGGTCATTGACTACTCGTATCAGATTAAGCCATCTGCTC